TTCGAGCCGGCATATAGAAGATCAGCCACTACCTGATCCATAGAATCAGCAGCGTTAAAGCCAACGATGTTAGCTGCATCTGAATCTACGTTAAAGAAAGACTGCCCACGAAGCGCAGCAGTTGTAACAACTGCGTTGCCGTATTCAGCCAGGGACACCGTTACGGTGCTGTCGCCTAGTGCGACTGCTGTGACATCAGAAGTTTCCGTCAAAGCTGAAGTTGCTTGAGCGAGATTATTGTAAATTGTGAAAGTCACACCAGAACCATTATGGGTCTGCTTTGTTGCTTTAACAGTTGCATAATCTTCGTGAAGAACTTGCTTACGAAGAGCGAAATGAGCGAGTTGCTCAAATGCTACTTGATCTGACGACACACTTGATTTTTGTGTATAAGCCATTTTTAAATTTTCTCCTGGTTAAGAACGAGAAGCTAACCTAACCCTGAACATCAAATTCATATCCTTGAGAACTCATCAAAGCTCTTAACTCTTTTTCATTAGTTGTAGCTCGAATCTGGTCATTTAATTGTGGTGGAACCACAGGTTGACCTTGAACACCAGCATCGGCAATCCTCTGCTGTGCCGCTAACTCCTGCTGGAGTGTGGTTGTGTCCTCTGGTTCGAGGAGTCCACTTGCTTGCGGAACAGTTGACTCAATACCTGGGGTTTGCCCCAAGAATCCAGCCTCTTCAGCTGCCATACGAATTGACTCTGCATCCAACTCCCCTTCATATCCTTTAACAAAATATGATTGCCGAGTGTCATTAGGGTCAATCCCTGCTGAACGAAACACTTCTGCTTTCTCAAGTCCTTGTAGTTTTGCCTGAAGTTCAGCTACTTGAGCTTCAGCTTCGGTGGCTCTATCTTCAAGAACTCTCCGAAAATTGCGTTTCGGTTCTCCATTCTCATCTAATTCGATTGCGTCAGTTTCAGTTGCTTCAGCCATCTATGTTAACGCTCCCTTCCAGTTCGCACCGACACGGGAGGCGAGCCGGTGGTGGTAGATCCTCATAGCTCTCGCTTGCTTAAACGGCCATTAAGTATCTACAAGAAAGTGTAGCAGAAACTTAACGTCTTAAAATGGATTAGAAGTAACTTTTATTGAGCTTCGCCAAGCCCGATGTAACCACCTTGGGTTAAAGCAGGACCGCCTTGTTGAGCGAATTGTGCAAGCCTGCGTTGACGGCGTTCTTCTACCTTTCGGGCAGCGTCTTGTTCTGTCCCAAATTGAGCGCCAACTAACTCTTTGCGAGTAATATCGCCCACATCTCCAACGGTTTCTTCCGCTAAAGTGGACTGTCCTATTGCTTGGAAACCTCTCCGAGCTTCTGTTTCACTAACCCCAGCTGCTCTCAAGCCTTCTGCGGTTTGCTGAGTAACAGATCCGAACCCAGTCTCGGCAGCTATGCCACCAATCCGAGCCGACCCTAATTGCTCACGCATTTCAAAGATATTTGTAGCCCTCTCTGGGTCCAAATAATAGGCAGTTATGTCTTCATCAGAAATACCATACCACTCTTTCAAAGCGTTTTTAACTTCTGGGGTGGTAGCTAAAGAAGCTTCACTAGCTAAAGCAACTCTGCTTCTTAACTCTTCTACAGAAACATCCCCACCTATCAAAGATCCAAAGTCAGAGTAATCATCATAAAACTCTGAATCTATCCCTGCTTGTTTCATCACCTCTGTGTAGCCACGTTCCAGCTCTATGTATGTGCTTTCAGATATTGCCCTGCCTGCTTTAGATAAAGCTTCCATACCAGGGAACCTTCCCTTGTATGTTTCGCTTTGTCGTATCTTTCCCCACACTGCGGCAGGATCTTGAGAAGCAACCCAAGTTTCTATCAGATTTAAAGATTCGTCTTTTAATAAATCTTCTAAACCGTATGTTGTTAAAATGTCACGAACGATACTGGTAGCACTTTCTTCTTCTATTGCGGTTGCCCCTGGTTCATTTGTGTTTAAAGTAACTGAACCTGGAGTGCTAGTAGTAGACGGATTAACAGTTGTGGTAGAAGAAGACAACATCCCAGCTGCTTCATGGTATTGCTTATCATAAGGACCGACTAAAGTCCCATAAACTTCAAGATTGGATTTCATCATCTCTAAAGACATTGAACTACCTGCTGATGTTGCCATCGCAGCATCATCAACAGACATATAATCTTCATCCCTGTAAGAAGAAGGAGTCCCGCTTGTCAACAAATCATAGCCTCTAGTGTTGTAACGCAACTCATCAAGTTTACTAACAGACCCACCTATAATATCTGTGCCTACTTCTTCTAAAAAGTAATCACCATACTGCTCTATTAAAGCAACACGATCCTGCTGGAAAGTATTAACAATAGCCACTCGACCAGCAATATCTAAAATCTCTTCCTTAGACATACCCTCAGCAGGAGTTTTAATATCAGCTGCAACCATAGGATCACCTATACGCTGACCACCTTCATCAAACAAATCGGAAGGAGCGCCAGCTGCACGAACCCAAATGTTAGTACCAGGTACCTGCGTTTTCATTTCAGTAACACCAGACCAATCAAGAGATTGACCTATCTGCTGACCAGTGAAGGGATCACTCCAACTGCCACCATGCGACAATAAATAATCTGAATCGTATTCAGCTCCCGCAATAGCCAACTCTGCTATTTCTTCAGGGTTATTAGTTTTCTGTCCTTTAAAAATAGGTTGAAATGTAACCCCATTATCCGATGCCATTAACCCAAACCTCCAAATTTCCTAGCCACAAAATCAGCAAACCCCTGGGCTGCCGTTTTAGCTTGGCTTGTTCTCCCCCACAAATCTTTTGTCAACGGAGAAGTACGAATATACTCGGCTGTTTCCGAAAGAGTCATAGCTCGTCTTTCCCCAGTGTCAGTCACAGAATCTATTATCGGACTGTATTTAGGGTCGTTCATAAAATCAATAGAAGTAGCTGGCATCTCTAAAAGATTAGCTATCTTTTGAGCATAAGGATCAAACAGCTCTCTTGTGTTGTAACCACGATCAAGTTTCCCTGCCATAGTGGGATACATTTCTTTAGCTGTCTGAATGAAATCGGCTTCAAGAATGTTTAAATCTTCTTCACCTAAATAAATTTTACGCGCCCAATCTTCAACAACCCCAGGGCTGTATGTCAGCATGTAATCGTTAGCGAGATTATTTATTTTATTCATGTTCGCTCCGATAGCACCAACAGCAGCTTTACCTTCATCCCATGAAGCTTCAGCTAAAAGGTTTCTTCCATAGTCAGCGCCTTCCCATCCTTGTGTGATGGCATCTAAAGCTAATGTTTCTAAACGTTCAGGGCTTAAATTTATTCTAAGGTTGCCAGCTGCGACTCTTAGAATGTTTATTTGATCCAGTTTTTGTTTCTCTGCAACAGCAGGGTCAGAAGCTAAAAGCATCTGCCATGCTCTTTCAGTGTCTAAAGTGGTTCCCCACCATGAACGATCTGGGTTAGTTGGATCTGTTGAAGCTAATTCTGCTTCTACTTTTTCTTTCATACCAGAAACGTCATAGCCATGCTCTGTTAAAGCATTTAAGCGTTCTTTAGTTATAGCGAAATGAAGATCAGGTCTTTTAAGTTCTTGGTTAAGTTTCTCTGCTGACCAATTCTCTTCTGAAGCTAGTAACAATATAGGCGCTACTTGAGTATGTTCAAGGAAAGAACCGAAGTATCCGAACTCTGAAGCGTAAGCAGCCATAATCTCAGATAAAATAGGATCGCCTGCAAAGATTTCTTCAGGTGTAACAGGATTGTTTAAAGTATGAAACAGAGCTTCCAGTTCGGCGATATTAAAATCTCCTGCTTTAATTCCTGTGACAGCAAAACTTAATTGTTCAGGTGTTAGTTGAGGGAACTTTGCTTTAACGGAATCCAACACGGGGTCACCCGTTGATACAGCAGTAGAATCTTCTTCCAACCTGCCAGCAGAAAGAGCGCCCATTGATTCTTTAGCTTGCTCCCAAGTTGAACTGCCATTAACAATCGAGTCAAGTGCATTGTTTATTTCTTGGTCAGTAACATTTCCCCACCAAGTTTTGAATTGGTCAAAAACATAAGATCTATTTGTTGTAATTAAATCAATTTTTTCATCAATAACTTCACCGTTTTTAGTGTCAAGTGATGAAGTTTCTATAGTAGTAGGTACCGTAGTCGTAGTCGTCGGAACTGTAGTCGTAGTAGTAGGTACCGTAGTCGTAGTAGTAGGTACCG